ACCAGTCCTCGCCGATCTGGTCGAATATCTGGAGCACCGCCGGTTCATGGACCGAGGCTCGGGGGCTGTAGGAAAGCCAGTTGGTTACTTTAGTCATTCGGTTTTCTTGGCTCTGGTTTTCCGCTTCTTAGGCTCGAGCACTGCAACCACCTCTTCGATGGGCTCGGCCGGGATCGGCTCGGGCATTTTTTCTGAAGGAGGCTGCTCGAGAGCGGCCGCGGCTGGCTCCGGTGCTATCGGTTGCTTCTGAGCGGTCGAGATCTGGGAGACATCGAGGCCGTATTTGACCGCCAGGTCTTGGATGTACCGGGCCTGTTGAGCCTTGGCCTCCAGGGCGGATCGCCAGTCGATGCCTCGGGCACCGTAGATCTCGTCATAGGTCGTAATGCCGGCACCAAGCTCGTTGAGTTGGGCGGCAGAGTTGCGACCGACGTCGACATTCGGAGCCCGGGGCGCCTGGATGGCGACCTCGTACCAGTCGTCGGGAGAGTCTCTCAGGGTGGGGTCGGTGCGGATGGCGTACTCCATGACGTATTCCCAGATACGTCGGGCGGCCGAGGCCATCACCTGATGACGGCTGCGGAACCACACCGATGACATATCGAGTGAGCCCCGGTAGACGGTGCCTTGCATCGATTCTGGGAATACCAGGACGTAAGGAATACCGACGCCAGCACAGACCTTCTCGGTTAGGCTGCGCCAGTACTCACGCATATTGACGTTGGGTCGGTCAGCGCTGAACTGCTCAAACTCGTCGCCAGTCTTCATGACCTTGACCGAGGCGCCGAAGATGTTCTCGTAATAGTTCTGAGCAGTCCCCTGGGAACCAGCAACACCGGATCGGAGGCTGGTTGCTTGGACCTCGCCGGAGCTCGTCTTGATCACCTGGGCCACGCTGGAGGCGAGCTTGCAGGACTCCATCTCGAGCTTCTGGAGATCGTCCAGGTCGTGCAGGTCGTTGATCACACAGGCCACAAAAGGCAGGCCGCGGAGCTGGCCGGCACGCTGGGCCTCGTAGATGTGGACCACCGAATCGGAAGAAATGGATCGGATGTCGGTAAGCTGTCCCTGCTGCTGCTCCTGGCCGCAATAGAATGAGATGGCCCGACCCGTCTTGGGATCGAACCGGACACCGTCGAACACATCAGGGAGGCCCTCCTGGCCAGCGGGAGTGGAGACCTGCTGCGGCTCAATGAGCTGCAATCGGGGCCGGCCGGTCTCGCCCTTGGTCAGGAGGATAAAGGATTCCCCATCGTAGAACCAGCCACGGGCTGCCAGCGACATCAGGGTGCCGAAGGATTGCCGGGATCCGATGTCAGGGTAGCGGCTCCAGGTGTCCCACCATTTTTTGGCTCGGAGATTCCACTCGGGATTCGAGGAAGCCGGCTGCACCGAGAAGTTGCTGCCGACGGTGTAATTCTCGAACAGGTCGCCCAACCTGTTCATGACGGCGTTGTTCTGCTCGAAGAATCGGCTCTTTCGGACGATCTGCTGCCGGGTAGAGGCAGTCACATCGAACCTCACCGAGGTGTAGCTGGTGTCCAGGAAGGACCGGCGGATCGAGTTGGACGCGCCCTCGTAGCGGTCGACAGGCGCCGACCGGAACTTGTTCAGGATGGTGTCGAGGAATCCCATCAGCTCATGCCCATCCGGTAGGACGCCTCACGGCGGAAGTTGGAGAAGTCGCCGCCGTAGGATGTCGCAGCAATGAGCACCACGGTCACCATCTTGGTGTAGATCTGGGCATCGGTGGGGCTGGTGATACCCTCCTGGTTGAGGTAATAGACGGCTAGGTCGTAGTCATCGACCAGGCTTTCCCACATCTCGACCATCTCGGAAGGTGTGGGTGCACCTTTGCCGGGCTCGGCGAACTCGACCGACACATCGGAGGATGAAGTCGACCGGACAACCTGGCCGGACTCGATCACTGTGGCCGCGGCGATAGACTTGGCGGCCAGGGCAGCCAGGAGCGTCACACCACCCAGTGTCGCATAGACACTGCGGAGATAGGCTCGCTTGATGGCTACCGTAAAAGTGAACACCTCGGGCCGGATCTTCACCGATCCAAGGGTGACTTCAACAGGTTAGCTAGCTATTGACTCGCTTGACGTAACCAGATCATTCCAGAGCATCACCATGGCGAGCTGCATGATTTCGCAGTCGTGCAGATGGTCGGGCCACTTTTGATTGCGCTTAACCCAGACGTGCTTGATGCGGCCAGCGCGATTGGCCTGGGGGCGTAGGACGTGCGAGTCCAGGTGGCGCCAGTAGAGTTCAGGATCGGCGATGTAGGCTCCCTCGGCCTGGACGCTGGGCGGATCCTGATGGACGCCCCATTCCCGGTCGATGTCGCCCTTCCTTAGCCTGGAGAGCATATCGCGGAGGTGCTCGGTGTCGAACACCAGGAGGGGCTGCACCACATCGGTCCTCATCGAGGAGGATGTCGACAGGCCGAAAGGGTGCACCGCCCCGGTGGCTGCTGTGAACCGGGCGCCGGTCTCCCGGCCTTTAAGTGGCATCCAGCCGATCACCATGGGCTTGCGGAGGCCGCCTTCCGGTGGGTATCGGAGACCGCACGGGAAGTTGATCGGGTTGGAGGTCACCGAGGAATAGGAGGCACAGGCATCGTAGACGGTCTGGGTGTTGAAGCCTGAGTCGATGCCGACATCCATGTCATGGACCTCGAGGGCCACCTGCACCCGTCGTAGGGCTGCAAAGTCGTCGGCATGGCCGGCAGCAACCAGGGTAGAGTTGCCGTCTTTCCACTCGCGGCACACCCACCACAAGAACGGCGCCACGGCCTGAACGTCGGCGGTCAGATAGCGGCGGCCTCCATCGACGGTCACGGTGGCCGCGGTCTCGGTGCGCTCCTGCTGCACGTCCTGTTGCTCCCAGGGCTCGGCCAGGTTGCCGTTAATGAAGCCCTGAAGGCCGGCCATAGAGCTTTTTGCCTCGAGGAACGAGACAGCCAGATATCCCCAGGTACATTTGCGGTCGGGGCTGTAGAGGCTGCTGAGGTGGTAGGACCGCACACCAGGCATGGCGTTGGGATTCTCTGGGCGCCATTGGCCATGTCGGAGTGCTGCCACCTTGTGCGAGTCGGTGATTTTGCCCTGGCACAACTGGCAGACGTAGTGAGCCGAGGATCGGATCTTGCCCAGGTCGTGCTTGCCGTCCTCGGCCTTGGCGTCGTCCCAGGTCACCTGCCGCCATTCGAGCTTGATGTACTCCCGGCAGTGTGGGCAGGGCAGGTAGTAGCGGCGCTGGTCACCGCGGAGGAAGCGCTGCCAGATCCGGCCTTCGACCACGGTGGGTGTTGAGGTCATAAAGGCCTTGGAGCTGCTGAAGCTCTTGAGTCTCTGCTCGGCCAGGTCCAGGGCGTCGGCCTCCCGGGCGGTTGCCTCGGCGAACTTGTCGACCTCGTCGGCTATCAGCACCCGAACCGGGCGGCTGGCTAGGTTGGCCGGGCTGTTGGATCCTACGAAAGTCAGGGTCGACCTGGTGAAGTTCTGCTCGAGGTTGGTGATCTTGTCGGCCTCGGCTGGGTAGCATTCGAGCATGGCCGGGCTGTCCTCGAGCATGGGCAGCCAGCGGGACTTCGAGAATGACCTGGCCAAGGACTCGGTAGGCATCAGCCACAAAGCCGGGCTCGGCTCGTTGGCGATTAGCCAGGCCAGGCCGGCCATTAGGGTGGTCGTCTTCGATGTCTGCGATCCCCAGCAAAGGGTCACCTCGTAGACCGTAGGGTCTTTCCAACATTCCATGGGCTCCCTGGTGTAGGGCCGTACCGAGGTGCTGAATGGCCCGGGGTGCTCGGTCTGCCGTTGGGTAAGCCGGAGGGATGCCTCGGACCAGTCGACCACAGTCTGCATCGGTGTCGGCCGGTAGAGGTTGCGTCGGTAGTCCAGGAGTGAGCGCTGGAGGTCGGTCAGGATTTCCATGGGTCGGTGTTGTGTAGTGTCTTGAGCGCCACCTCCTGGACCCACCTGGTCAGCTCGCGCTCGGCGTGCTCGGGGTCATGTGGTGCAATACGGCCGGAGAGCTGCTTCGGCATGGCCTTGATCAGCGAGGCCACGGCGCCGTCGTGCTCCTGCATCACCCGGCGCACCCAGTCGCCGGAGACCAGGCGCCGTTCCTTCTCGGCCTGGGTGATCACCTCGTCCCTGGCGCTTGTGAGGTTCTTGGCTGCCGCGGCATGGATGGCGACCAGCCGGCCGGCGTCGGCTCGACCACCGCGGAGGGCATCGACAGCTAGGTCATAGGCTGCACGCTCGATTTGCCGCTGCCTTTCGTAAGCGCCCTCAGGCGAGTCGGTAGCGGCTGTTGCGGTGTTGAGAGGGCTCTCTGCTTCAATAGGCCTGTAGGGGCCTTCCTGTTCGATTGCGGTGGGGTCCGGTACGTTCTTCTGTTTAGGAATAGACTTGGCTCGTGACCTAACGTGTTGAGATCGCCAGAGGTCGGCCGACTCAGGTGAGTCCATGGGCATTCCCTGAGATATAAGCTGTGCGACCCGCGGCTGGCTTATACCGATGCGGTCGCCGTATTCCTTTTGTGTCATGGTTGTAAGGCGTCCTTGATCTCCTGGGGCATCATCGAGTCGGGCAGGTTGCCTGCAAATTGGAGGGCTCGGAACACGCCGTCCCTTCGGCTGTCGTAGTTGCTTGGCACCAGGGAACCGACGATCTGCTCTGGAGTGGTGCCGCTTTTCATCAGCCGGATAAACCAGGCGGTGTTAGCCAGGCCGAACTGGTCCACAAGGAATTGTATTTGGTTAGGCATAAATTATTTGATGAAAGCATTACTCGCAGAAATTGATAGGGGTCTCGCGTTCACCTGTTATTGGAGATATGGCAAAAGATTCCTTACATATTTGCAGGTTTAACATATGTATCTATTGTACTATGCTCTATCCTTTGCTGCCTTAAATACATCTCATGGCCTTTCGCTATGATGTAAGCCACCGAACCACGCGCAACACCGCACGCCTTGGCCACATCGTCGAGGCTAAGGTTACGCTCGCGCAAGTCGTAGGCCTTGCGACACACGTCGGCATCCTGGGCGGTTGCGGTGATCTCGTAGTCCTCCTCCTCCTCGAGCACCAAGATGGGCGTGCCTAAGGCACTGAGCTTGACGCTGCGAGGGTAGGACATCCAGCCACGCTTGATTGCCAGGGCAACTAGGTTGGGGGCTTCATGCAGTAGTTTAACTCGGTCGAGGTCGTAAGGTATTTTCATTGTTAGAAGCTGGGCGATGGGTCGGTGAACCGGCAGAACTGGCCTTCGTACCAGAGGGGGACGAGGCCGCACTCGCCGTCTCGTTGTTTGGCTACAGCGATGATGGCCTCGCCGTTGGCTTGGTTGCGCTCCCGGTTGAGCAGCAGCACCAGGTCGGCGTCACGTTCTATCTGACCAGAGTCGGCCAGGTCAGTGAGTCTAGGCACCCGTCCCTTGTCCTTTTCGTTCTCCCTGTTTAACTGAGCCAGGGCGACCACCGCGATCTTGGTGTCGTGAGCCACGGCCTTGAGTCGACCGGAGACCTCGGCGATCTCATAGGTCTTCTTTTCGGCCGCCTTGCTGCCGTGGATCTTCTGGAGGTAGTCGACCAGGACGAGCTTGACGCCCCATTTACGGACAGCCCGGCGGATCACCGCGGTGATAGTGGCGATGCCCGACACACCGGAACCGGACACAAAGTAGATCGGGCTGCCGGCCACCTTAGCGGAGGCACTGGCCATAGACTTCATTCCGCCTTCATCCAGGTCGCCGGTCTTGATGTCCTGCATCGGAATAGATCCTACGGTAGAGACCATTCTCCGAACGATAGACTCGTCGGACATCTCCAGCGATATAAACAGGGTCGGCACCCGGTGCTCGATGGCTGCTGCCCGGGCTATTGCGATGGCGATG